TTTCCGGCGTCAAGCAACTGCCGGTCGGCAAACAGGCGCCCAACCGCCTGAAGCAAACCGAACAGTTGCTTGAGTAACTGGATCACTTGACGCCGTTACGCACAAATGCGGCGAGAAGCGCGGTGAACACCAGGTTGGCGGTCTGCATGAGATCGGCATCGCCGACGAGGTACGCGCTAACGGCGGTGAGAACGGCAACGCCGGCTGTGATATAAGTTTTGTAACCTGCAAACATCTTATTACTCCTTGCTTTGTAGTGTGGTCCGTCTAAAATGACAACATGACACACCGCACATGTTTTCGTTGTGATCGTTTGCTGGAAGCAACACCAGAAAATTTTCACCGCGAAAAGAGCCGCCCGTTAGGCTTATCATATGAATGTAAGGAATGCCATAGGGCGCGGAAAAAGGGCCGAGACCGGCGCAAAGAACGCTGGGGTGCGTTGACGCCTGAACAAAAAGAATTGCGTAAAGCTCGTATGGCGCGCTGGGGCCGAACGCAACGCGGCCGGGCTACGTATTTGCGTAAAGCGTACCAGCGCATCGATGATTGCGATTTGACGGCCGAAGAAATCCATGCGTATATCGTACAGCCTTGCGTTTATTGCGGAACAACAACCGAAAACCGCGGGTTGGATCGCATAGATAACGACCTACCTCACACCAAAGGTAATGTGCAGACCGCGTGCGGTGACTGCAACATTATGCGCGGCAATCGTTTTACCGTTGAAGAGATGAAACTCATTGGGAGGACCGTTGCGCAGATACGGGCGGCTAGGGATAGTTTGCGCGGGGCAACTCAAAATGCGGGCCGTCGGGAAACGACCGGCTCAGAACCTTTGCTGTGATCGGTCCCTGAATGGCGGTCAGCAGTTTCCACGTGCCGCCCCAGCGAATGGGGACGTTTTCGCTGACGGACGCAGACCGAACGGCTTCTGCTAGTTTGAGATACAAACCCCAGTCCCAGCGAACAGACCCTCCCACCAAGGCACCCAGATCGACGGCGTGGCCAGTCAAGTGGCGCGAATTCATGGTCTTGGTCGCGCCGTTGGCCATGAGTTGCTGCTGGCGCGCGGCGGTGCGCAGCCCTTCGAGTACAGTAAAATCAACTTCGGTAAGCTGAATAGCACGCTCGACGACACGGACCAGATCGGGGTGTACGCCCTTCAGTCGCTCCTTGGAACGCGCGCCTAGGACAAAGGACATATTAGGCTCCAACCTTAATTTTAAACGCAGTCCAGATGATACCCACGGCGACGATCACACCAGATAACCACTTAATAAAACCGACGACACCGGACGCAGTCTTCCAGGCGTCAACCAGTCCGGCGACTTCTTTTGAAAGTGTGTCTACCTTGTCGGTCAGATCGATAAGTTCTTTTTGCAAGATAGCGATCTCTACTTCGTGGTGTACTTCAGACATAAGGTATACCTAGACAAAAAGCGCGACGGCCGTAACCGCGCAGATTGGCAAAAATACATCGGCTAGTGATTTAATATTCCAAACACGCCCCTGAAGCCCACCATGCCACGGCATATTGGCGCGAATGCCCAAGCCGTACCGCTCGATCCAGCGATACTCAGCTTGGGCATGCTCGCGGCCAATAAAGAGTCCAACACCCAAAGCCGCCCCGGCCCACCAGTTTCCGGTGGAGAGGCCGATAACGGCCTGCATGAGCAAGGCTAGGGTGCCGTGCAGCATTAGGCGGCAGCCCAAGGCAGCGTCGGACTCACGACCGGCGGGTTCGCCTGATCGGCGATCTGCTTGGCCAAGTAGGCCTCGAGGGCATCGACCTGCTCTTCGCCCATGGCGTCCTGCACCCAGCCGATAACCTGCTCTTCGGTCAGGTCGGCGAAGGGGGTGAAGTTGCTACCCTCGTCGAGGGACACGCCAATCGAGCCGTAGGCACCAGCGGCGTAGGTGCCGTCAGTGGCATTAAGGGTCCAATGCACGTTAAAGACCACGTCGGCCTCGCCTTCGTATTCGGGGTAGCAGTCCATCTGCTGGACAGCCCAAGTGTTGGTGATAGCCATAGTTACTTCCCTTCGAGTTGCGCCACGCGGGCACGGAGAGATTGGAGTTCCTTAACGAGCATCGGGACGAGCTTGGAATAGTCTACGCCCATCATTTCTTCCGGGTCGCTTGATGCGCTAACAGCCTCCGGTGCGACCTCGACCAGTTCCTGCGCGACGAAGCCGTAGCGCTGATGAAAACCAGTTTCCTTCCAGTCAAACTTACGGACTTGGATCGCGTCGATTAGGGCCGAAGCATCGTCTGCATCGGTGATGTTCTCCTTGAGGCGGATGTCCGAGGTAGTGTTATACTCAACACTCGTACCGTTCCAACGCACACCGCCACGGAAGGTGGCAGCAGTGCGAATTGGCAGAACATAAACCGCCGTCCCCGCCGCCCCTGCGGTATTCGCGTCAACGTAGATAACGTCGGCTGCACTGGCGGTAGTGACATTAAACCTTGCCCCGGCAGCGCTCGTTGCCCCGATCACGACGCTGCCGCTGCTGTCGATGCGCATCTTTTCGCCGCCGTAACCGGTCGAGCTAAACGTGATGCCATTAAATCCAAAAATATCTGTGTTCCCGCCGTTTGCGGAGGAGATACCGTTGTTAGTATCGCCGAGATAGTTGTACGCGACTTGGCCGCTTGACCAGCCAGCGGCAGGAATAGTGAGTTGCGCGCCCTGAAGCGTCAGCTTTTGCGACGGCGAACTCGTCCCGATCCCCAAGCTGCCGCCATCAGTAAACGTCATTGGGTTCGTACCCGCAGACGCGCCAGACGAGAACCGTAGGACAGTAGTGCTAGGGTTATCGATCCAGAACCACGAACCACCTGCACCTGCAATGCGGACCGCGCCTACGCCACTGGAGCCTTCAAAGGAGCTAGTACCTCCGCGCACATCCAATTTATAACCCGGCGAACTCGTCCCGATCCCGACGTTACCGCTGGCGTCGATGCGCATGCGCTCGGTGTTGTTAGTTGACATCGTCAACGGGATATTGCTGTATGTTCCGACATACGCATTTGTGCCGTCAGCGGCCAAGTAGGTCTGGTTGCTACCAGAACGGACCCGAATGTCATTGTAGCCGGATGCGGCGTAAACATCGAACTTACATACTGGCGTAGTCGTGCCGATACCCAGACGGTCGTTGCTGTTGTCCCAGAACAGGTTGGCGTTGTCCTGCGTGTAGACGCCCGAAGCACCGGCGAAGACGACCGAACCGGCAGTGAAGGCCGTAGCGGTACCAGTACCGCCGTTAGCGACGCCAAGCGTGCCACTGACCTGGGTCGCGAGATTAACGGTGCCCGACAGATCACTAGTCGGGATAGTGGACGAGGCGGTAAACGCAGAAGTGCCGTTGCCCTTGACATAGCCCGTAAGCGTCGATGCACCAGTGCCGCCTTTAGCAACACCAAGCGTTGTGATCGTTGGCTCTTTTCCGTTAAGCTGTGTCTGGATCGACGAGGTAACGCCGTCGAGGTAGCCGAGTTCAGTAGGCGACAAAGTTGCGCCATTGGCCGAGACGTTGCCGGCGATAGTAAGAACCTTGCCAGAACCAACGTTCAGACCAACGCTCGTGCCCGTACCATCCGCCTTAAAAACCGCATCGACAAGGTCGAGATCGGTGTTGAGCTTAGTGCCCCAGGTATCAGCGCTGGCGCCAACTTCCGGTTTCGTAAGTCCAAGGTTCGTCGTGGTAGTATCAGCCATAATTTACCTCACGCAGCCAATGAGTCTGGAAATACTCGCGGCGTCCAAGTTTCGCTTGTATCAGAAAGCGGAGTCCAAGTCTCGCTTGATGTTTCTTGCGGCGTCCAAGAAATAGCAGTATCTTCTTGAGTAGTCCATGTCTCGGATGTCGTTTCTTGTGGCGCCCAGGTCTCCGGTGTTACCGGCTGCGGCTCCCACTTCTCAACCGCAGTTACCGCTACGCTCGATTGCGCATTTGCGGTGACGATCCCACGCTGGATGCGGTTGGCAGTTACTTGCGCAGACGACTGAGCGTTAGCCGTAATCTTTACAAGGAACACGCCTTGCAGCGAACAACTAACCGAAGCCGCGGCGTTTGATGTAGCGCCGCTCTGCTGAATGCGGGTAGCGGCAACAGTCGTGCTAGACGTGGCGCTAGACGTAACGCTCGGCTGCTGAATGCGCGTAGCTGATACTGAACCGTTGGCAGCAGCGTTGGCGGCGACGGAGATCGACTGTACGCGGTTAGCGGTAACCGTCGTCGAGGAAGTAGCAGAGGAAGCAACGGCGGCGAGTTTTACGATCTGCGCAGACGCAGACGTAGAAGACGTGGCGTTTACGGTGACCCCAATTTCCTTAGGGTCTATGCCGTAATTGCCACGTCCGTAAAGACCGCTACCGTAGCCGGCCATCTATCAATCCAGATTGATGTCGAAGTCTCCGGCCGGGATGCGAAGCACATCGCCCGACGCAATAGTCTTCGGAGTCGTGAGCGCGCCGTAGGCCAGCAGGTTGCCGCTTGACAGCGCATCGTAAACAGCGGCGTAAGTGATCGTGCCCCACGAACCCGTGGCAGTCGGAAACTCAACCGCCGAAGTGTTCGACGCCTGGTTACCCGTCACCGTAAACGTAATCGTCTGCCGAGCGTATGAACCGCCCGACACTTCGGTGCCGCTGCCGGTTTCACCCGGATCGCTGGTAAACAGCGCGACATACAGAGTGGACGGAGCGGTATACGCAGTCGCCCCGAAGACGTGCAGGAGAACCTTGTTCTCAAGATAATTCGAGAAAGACATTCAACCGATCCTTAACCAAACGTGCGGAAACGCGACTTCAACTTAGACGACCCAATGCGGGCGCGTTCGTCGGCCAGCATCATATCATCAAACAGACGCTGGTACAGCCCGGCCCAGACATTGATTCGCTCATCTTCCTTGAGATACGGGGCTGACTGGATAAGGGCCGCGTAAAGGTAGAGGTCAGGGCTTTCGGTCAGCAACCAATTGGTCGTGTTGCTGTCGGACAGCGCCGGAATTTTGGCGTAATAAAGAAGCTCGGCATCGTACTCGCCATCAGGATACGGCACAACTTGGAACTGCTGGCCAATAGTCGTGTAAAACAATGGCTGCTGCGATGCGCTGTAGACTTGGCTCTCTTCCAACGCCTGTTCCGGCGTGACATAGAGCAATGGCGTCACCGGGTTCGTATTAAGCTGGAACCGAATAGTCTGAAGCCAATCGGCCGGCACCGCGAAATACGGTGTGTCCAGCGTGGCATCCGAGCGCGTCACCATCTTGCGATGACGAATGGTCCGGTTAAACTGCGCTTCGGCCAGCGAAATGAAATTGGGGATTGTGGTGTCCAGGTCGTCCCGGTTTAGCCAATCCGCGATGGCCGACTTCAGTTCTGCGTAAGTCGTGATTGCCATCAGATCGTCCCCGGTCGTACACGCCACATAGCATTGGCGGGATCATTGAGCCACTTCACGAGTTCCTGTTGGTCGTCCAGGATACCCTTCTGCTTTAGCTCCATGTAGACCGTCATCGGAATGCGGCCTACGTGTGTCATGTCGCCCCAACGTTTCGGGGCAGCGTCAAACGCGGCCCTATTCGACTCGACAATTCCGGTAACGTCCTGCTCTTTTACGATGACGGCGTTATCGTCGGTGCCGTCGTAATCGAGATAGGTGTTAATGCCGGTTTCGGCGTCGCTAGAAATAAGGCGCTTTGACATGGGATTATCTCCAAAGGTTAGGGGGCAAGCCTAAACCTGCCCCCACCCCCCTGTCAATTAGGCCGTGGTAAGGTCGGCCACGATGCCGTGAGCGGCTTCGTTCGAGACCTTCAGACCGTACTCAACCAGCATCAGGCGCTTCTCGGCGTCGCCGGTCTTCGCCAGTTCCATCTGCTGGATCGGACGCAGGATCGCCATCGACGCGTAATCGGGATCGACGACAAAGGCGTCACGAGCGCGCTGGAAGCGGTTCGGCACGATGTTCACCGTACCGAAGTCCGACACGTAAACGTCGGCGGCGCCGATGATCTGGGCCTGCTGGCCAGCCGGAACGTCGCGGTAGCGAGTGGCAATGCCGTTGAACGCCGAGGCAGCCTGCTTGTTGAAAGCACCAACCATCAGCATCTTCGGCGTACCGCCCGAGGTCCAGACCTGCGAAACGATGTCCTTGAGCAGAGGCTCAGTGAACGCACGCTGCGTACCGTCGGTACGGGCCGAAATGCCGGCGTTGTTGGTGCCGTCCGACGCCTTGTTGACGTTGGTCTTCAGCCACGCGGGCAGACCAGCGGTGCGGCGGGCGGTGGTGGTGTTACCAGCAACCGGCGACTGGTTGGCAAGCAGGGCGCTTTCCATGTCGCGCTTCAGTTCCGAACCCAGCTTGGCAAGCTGATAGGTCAGTTCCGAACGACGGCCAGCCTTGTCCAGAGCTTCGAGCGTACCCGAGATCACGACGTTCTTGGTCGAAATCTGCGTGTAGTTGCCGACGCGGCTGGTCGGGTTCACGGCGGTGAACGACGAAACGTCGTCGCCTTCCAGCGCGGCGTTCGAAGCCGAAGCAGCGGCCAGGCTGTCGGTCTGCCATTCGAAGTAGGTGTTCTTGACGTTCTCGCGGCCGATGTTCGAGATGAACGGGGTTTCTTCCGGCGAGATGTTGTAGATCACATTCGACAGGTCTTCACGG